GTAACGTTTTTGCGTAATGGGGCTAAATTTACCGAGTTATAAATGCGGGTTTCTGCTTCTATTACAAACGTAGGAATATTAGCTACGAACAACTGCTCCGTATTTTCAGCATACGCTTGAATCGAGTTGTACAGTTGCTCATAATTCATTATTGACCTTCAGCAGGAGTATCTTTGTTTTCTTGCATTTGCACTTCTATTTGAGATTGGATCTTCATCAACAACATAAAAGCATTGGTTTTAGTCGGCAACTCACCAAGACCGGCAATAACGCCGTCAATCTCATTTTTGGTTAGTGTCAGAGTAAATTCGTTCATGCCATTGGACCTCTGGACATACGTCCTTTAGTAGCAGCGCCAGCGCCACGCATCTCGATACCATCGGTTTTAGGACCACGAGTTTTATTGCCAATAGATACAGTCATAGCTGGACCACCGGGAACCAATTCATCAGCTCTCATCGTATTAGGATCTTTCATATCATGGCCTGTAGCTTTACGCTCTGCGGCAACACCAGTACCGTTTTTTTGGTATTGCTCTGCAGGACCATTGTTTTTTGCATGCCCAGTGCGCATAGGCGAACTGTTTTTGCTAGTGGGTTTAATTTGAGTTGCCATATTAGCGACCTCTTGAGCTAGACTTTTGATTCATTGCACGAGCCATGTTGCGACCAACAGCACGCATTTCTTTGCCTGTTACTCCGCCTTTTTTGAGCTTGGACAAGTTAGTACCTTTGCCACCTTTATGCTCTTGTGTATCGTGCATTTTAAATGCTTTTTTGATTAGCTTTTTGTCTTCAGCCATATCGTCATGTTTTGCCATTTTAATACTCCTAAGTTGTTACTACTGTTACTGTACCAATTGTGATTACCGGAATCAAACTATTTGGCGTTAAATAACGGTCAAAATAATTGGCTCCACCCACGGGATTCCAAGCCCACTGAAATTCCCTGCTACCGTCCGTTGGATAACCAGCATTATTGATATTATTGCTGGCATTAGGGTTGGTATATAACCCAGTATTACCTGACGCATAGTAACTTGTATCTGGACGTGGCTCCCGTACTGCCTGTGGATCATTGACCGGATACATACCCAATTGTAACTGAGGATGGTCAGGATCCCAACAGGTCTTGCATACTTTTACTCGGTATGGCTTAGTTTTTAAAGTTTGAATGCGAAGTTCCTTCAGGGGATACCTAAAGTTACAACGGTCGCATTGCGAGATGGCATATTTGCCAGAAGCAAATCTATTTGGCATGATTACCTATAATAGAACATATTCCGAGGTACCCAACGGGCTGGAGCTTTTTCTCTATCTTCATCAGCAGCTAACTGGAACTGTTGCTCATACTCAGTCTTTAAGAACGGCACACGAGTCATGTCCATATTAGGTAGTTTTTGAGAGATATAGAATGCTAAGCCAGCTGCCATAGCTGGGATAAATCGGAATGGAATATCTTCGGTGCTAACACCAGTGCCAGCATCTTGTATTCTACGTAGACGCCAATATACCAGCGTATATTGTGTGCCGGGCTGACCAGTAGGCCAAATGTTGACGTTAGGCAAGAAATTATTATAGACACTAGCCCCAGATAAATGAGATGCGGCAGTTGTACCGTTTTGACCACGATAGCAATTTAATAACTGGTTAGCGTTGCCACCATTAGCCGTACCAATATTCTGATACAAAATAGTCTCGCCGTCGATATTAATATATCCTTGGCTACGCAGGTTCTGGGTTGAAGTTACATATAAAGTAGTATCCGACGCACCAGCGGCTTGTGAGAGTGTAGTCGTTGCGGTGGAGTCTACATTACCAGACTGTCTATCAATCCAGATTTGAATAGGGCGACCATACGCATTTTTATTAGGAATGGTCAAATAGGTATCCCCGGAGATACGGTTGATATTAATGTCGATCTGATTTTGACCTTGGCCTGTTCGAATGACGTGATCGTATAAATCTATGGTATCAACGGGAATTGGGTAGCTAATCTGGCCGCCGTTAATGTTAATTGGAATCTGACCTTGTTCGATAGTCCAGAGATTAATACCTCTATTGGCCCATTCGATAGTCATCAAATTAACACTACGTGCAGCAGTGCGGAAGTCATAACCAGTACGTAGCTGTTGGCCGCAACGCTCAAAGGCTTCCTCTATGAGGTCACCCATGTTTAAATTAAATAGCGTTGTGCCAGTAGTACTCATTTCTTTTTAGCCTTAGTTGTCTTTTTAGCAACAGTGCGTGTAGTAGCTTTCTTTATTTGAGGACGGGCTTTTACCTGTTTTTCTTCATTTTTTGATTCTACAGGGAAAGGCCAAGCTGCGACTAGTGCAGGCTTATCATCAAACTTATTAAGCGCCCACTTAAGGGCTTTGACAATGTGTTTTTTCATTTCTTTAAACCCTTTAAGGTTTCCGCCAGCCTAGCCCGCTTACCCATCTTGCCGGGTTTTTTTGCAGCTGCAGCTAATTTGCTGGACGGAATCTTTTCACCAGATTTAACGCCTAGCGACTTACGCAACGCACCGGGTTTGGAAATTGCTTTTTGTATCCATTTTTCAGCCATTGCTTACTCCTGTACTGGGGTTTCTTCAGTTTGATCTGCTTCTTCAACTGGAGCTGTTTCTTCAGCTGGTGCTGGAGCTGGCTCTTCTACTACTGGGGCAGGGATTTCTGGCTGTACAAACTGCTCAGCAGGCATCAAAGAAGAAGCAAAATTAGCAACTATTTCATGCTCGTGTTCAGTGCCAGAGTTCTGAAAAAACCCAGCAACTACGTTATTGCTAGCTAAATAAGTAACAAACTCCTTTAAAAGCTTGTGTTCTTCGCTTTCTACCGCATGCCCAGCGCTTTTGATATAAGTAAATACGTGATCAAATAATGTCATTTTTTCTTAGCCGCTTTCATGTTATCTATTAAATTTGGATATGGTCTACCTGCCGCTTTAGCTGATGCTTTTGCTTTAGCTTTTTTAGCTGAAGTCAACTTAGTATGTTTTTTAGCAGGGTTAGGCTTATCCCACACCTTCCCGCCTTTTTTGTAGACTTCAACGTCATTCGGGTTGTCTTTCCGAACAACAGTCTTGCCTTTAGGCATTTTGGATGGGTTAATTGCACCCATACCACGGGAGGCTCGCATTACTTAGCCTTCATCTTTCCACCACCGCACATAGCTTTTACGTGCTCGTGATGCATCTTGTGATCGCCACTGCCGTAATGCTTAGCAACTTTTTCTTGCTCGTGCATATGACCAGCAGCATGCTTTTTTTCATGTTCAATCTTGTGTTTGTGTTCCATAACTTTACCTCCACGTTTATATACTGGGTTTTTGGCGCTTATTTCATTCTTTAAAAGACCATCACCGCCAGACCCACCTTCGCCACTACCTGCACCGCCACCTTTAATAGCATTCATTCTTTGTGTGTTTGCTTCACTAACGTTTTTTAGCCGTTGTCTTGATTCTTCTGAGATTTTATCAAGCCGTTCGCCATGACCAGAAACAAACTTATCAGCATCAGCCTTTTGTTCTCTGAACTTATCAAATTTAGCTTGAAGATCATCCCAACTCATATTTTTACTAGGCATGATTATTTAGTATGAACTAATGGACCGTTGCCAACTGTGTTGCCAGACATCTTGATTTGTTTACCTTTTGTCTTGCCACGTTCTGCAATACCGTCAATGCTAGGAGCGCCAGTCTTCACTTTGCCCATAGTCTTTTCACCCATAGTTTCTTTTTGGGATACTTTTTTAATTGCCATGATTATTTCCTTATCTTTCCGCCAGTTTTTTTACCGACATACTTGTTTAAATTAATGTTGGGAACATTCTTTTCCTCGCCTAATACACTACCATATCTGGTAGCTTGGCGATTAATCATACCTCTCCCACCACGGGTTATGGTTGGGCTTCCACCCGTACCAAACTTCTTACCCTTATCAGCAGCTACAAACTCTTTACCCACTTTTTGTGGGATTTTAAGCTCTTTAGCTTTTTTAGGGTTATGCGCAACCATTTCCATTAGGTTGTGCTGTTTCTTACTTTTACTAGGCATTATTTACCCAAGAAATAGTGTACTGCATGCGTTATGGCAGCACCTAATACTCCAGCACTACCGCCAATCATCATTAACACTTTCCACCCACCTTTAGCTTCAGATAAAGTAGATTGTATAGACTGCAATGACTTTCTAACTTCCGCCATTTCTCGTACAAGTTTGTCCATATCTTGTTGCAAGTGTTCAATATCGTTCGCATGGGTAGCTAACTCTCTAGCGGTTGAGATTGGATCAATGTCGCTCATTTGCACTTCCATCTTG